CTGTACTTGTTATCGTACGGTTGTGGGCAGCATGCGTAAAACGTCATCTCGCGCGAAGAGAAAGACGTTGCATGTTTGCAGTGAGTCGGAAACGGCCACTGCGTTGGAGAGGGCGGTTAGGAATGGAGTGCGGGCGATCAACGAAGTCTATGGACTGAGATTGCCGTCGTGCACAATTCCTAAGGGAACCCCGTGTTGTGAGGCGTTCAGGATAGCGAAGCAGTTTACTGCGGGATATTTTGAGTCGCTGAACGGGCGGGGAGCACATGTGTGGAAGAAGATTATCCGGAACAAAGTAGGGATCCGCGTGCGATTTGCAATCGCAGGGGCCTTGCTTTCAGTAAAGAAACTCTTCCCTCCCACATGTGAGGTGATGCAGCTTGATACGAAGCGTAGTCATGCGTCTTTGATGACTAGCACTGTCGCAGTCGATCAAGAATTTCTGAGGTATGTTCGCGAAGAAATACCTAAGATTTTCAAGAACGGCTGGGATAGGCGCTACGAGAAGAAGTGTGCTTCTATTTGTATCAATGCTTCGGCGTGCTCGGAGAGACCCAGGAAGGCTGGGGGAGCACATGACGACTGGATATCGGGCGATGTCTCTTGTATGTTGAGAGAGAATTGTCTGGAGCCTGAAGATCCGCAGGAGGTTTATCGACGGTGCGCAATGGCCGAAGATATTCCGATTGTTGAGTCCGAAGGCGGGAAGCTGGGTCCTGCTTTCTATCCTGCTGAGCACCGGGTGGGTGCTAATGTCGTCGAAACCAAGGGTAAGGCGAGGTTGATTTCGATCTCGTCCATGAAACATGCGGTCTTAAAACCATTGCATGAAGTAATGTACGATCACCTGTCGAGCCTACCTTGGTTGTTGAGGGGTGATGCGACACCAGCATCACTCGAGTGTATTTCCCTTGGAAGGGATGATGAGGTCATTGTATCCGGTGATTATAAGGATGCAACTGACGCTCTCTCTCTGGAGGTGTCCGAGGTGATTCTTGCTGCCGTTTTAGAACGATCACGGCATGTTCCCGAGCCAGTCAAGGAGATGGCTTTACGTAGTCTGCACGCTGAGATTACGTATAAGATGGGTAAGGGAAAGGGTGAGGAGAGACTTGTTGTGAAGCAGACAAGGGGACAGCTGATGGGTAACTATCTAAGCTTT